CGTGGGATGAGAGTAATACAATTATCTGCTCAATAGACAAAGACCTACGCAACACCCCCGGATGGCACTATAACTGGAACAAGGATGAGAAGCCACAGTGGATTACTGAGGAAGAGGCTACATATAGTTTCTATAAACAGTTGCTAACAGGAGATAGAACTGATAACATACAAGGTATCAAGGGCGTAGGAGAGGTTAAGGCTACTAAGATACTAGCTGAGTGTGATAGTGAGTTGAGTATGTATCTGGCTGTATGGGATGCTTATGCTAAAAGTATCTTTACAGAGGATGAGATGGGTGTAGAACCTAGTATTGTTGATAAGGTCTTACTAGAAAATGCCTACCTCCTCTGGATGGTACGAGAACTTAACGAGGATGGAAGTCCTAAGATGTGGGAGCCACCTGAATGAGTATGACTAGGCGAGGTTTTCTTAAAGGACTACTAGCTACTTCTGCTGCTACCACCTTACCTTTTAGCTTTGCGGTATCTTCTAGTGCCTCTGAAGAACCTATTATATTAGCCACACCAGAGGGTGTTAAAATAACTTCTAATTATGCTACACAGTACCTTGCTTATCTGGTGACAGCAGATGTACGGCTAGGAAGGGTGACAGGAGAGACAGCTACTATTGATAAGCATATCAGTGTTTCTCTCTTATGTGATGATTATGAGGCAAACAAAGAGGAGATAAACAAGATGCTAGTGGATAGACTTGACGAGTACCTTAGTAAAGAGTATGGTAAAGGATATAAGGTGATAAAGGCATGAAAAAGAGATACTTTCCAAAGAAACCCAAGGGACTACCCAAGGGATACGATAGCAAACTGGAACTAGACCTACATGAGAATGAGCTTAAAGAGTATGACCACCACCCTGAGAGACTGGAGTACACTATTAACCATAAGTACCAGCCTGACTTTGTGTTGTCTAGTAATCCTAGGCGAGTTATCGAAGTTAAAGGTAGATTCAGAGACAGTAACGAGGCATCAAAGTACAAGTGGATACGAGACTGTAATCCAGACTATGAATTAGTGTTTATCTTCCAGAATCCTAACACCCCCATGCCATTCTCTAAGGTACGGAAGTGTGGCACTAAGATGACACACGGGGAATGGGCTACTAAGTGGAAGTTTGAGTGGTATACTAGAGAGACATTTAAGGGGTAAATGATATGAGAGATATTATGAGAGTGTATAGGATTTATGACACAAAAAATGAAGAGTATGTTGCAGGAGCACAGAGGACAGTATTCGAGTCCGCAACAGGGGCTAAGGTATCAGCTAGGACTGAGTTTACAAGGTGGAATAAATATAGTAAAGATTGGCCTGTACAAAAGAAGAATAGGTCTTATGTTAGTTTTAAAGACCAAGAGAGGTTTGTAATACATACCTTCTCCCTTCAGTTGGAGAAAACAGTATGAGAAACAAAGTAGCAAAGGCACTAAGACGGATAGCCAAACAACGGGATGTACCTGTTAAGCATATTAAGAAGCTATTTAAACAAGCATCACGAAGTGGGAAGGTTAAGAAATGACAGACCTACTAACAGACATTAACGTATTCATCATATCCCAACTAAATGACCTAGATATGTATTGGGACACAGGGATTGATGAGGATATTGCTTACAAGAACGCTCAGCTAGAGTTGTTGGGTAGGCTTAAAGAGATTGTAGCGAGGTATGAAGAATGAGTACTATTACACAAGTGTTCTTAGTTAATCTAATTACTCTATTTTCTGTAGCTCAGATAGATAGATTCCTCCTTGATGATGTGTTGGAGAGAAAGGCGGGGCTTTATTTTGGGGTATGGGCTATCTCATCTTTGATTAGTATTCCCGCTTGGTTAGTTTATCTGGTGACTGTATGAGTACCCATTTTATAATTCCTGATACTCAGGTCAAACCGGGTGTTAAGACAGACCACCTAAAGGCTGCTGGTAACTACATTGTACGGCACAAGCCAGATGTAATCATCCATCTAGGAGACCACTTTGATATGCACAGCCTTAGCTCCTATGACAAGGGAACTAAGAAAGCAGAGGGGGCAAACTACCTAGAGGACATTAAAGCTGGTCAGGGGGCAATGGAGGAGCTTCTAAGCCCTATTAAGAAGTACAACAAGAAGCAGAAGAAGGGGAAGCACAGGCAGTACAACCCTCGTATGGTGTTCCTACTCGGCAACCACGAGAACCGTATAGCTCGACATATCAATGCTAATCCTGAGCTAGATGGTGTGTTGGGGTTCCATACACTAGGCTTAGAGGGGTATGGGTGGGAGGTACAGGACTTTCTTAAGCCTATTGAGATTGATGGTCTGACCTATGCTCATTACTTCTATCAGCCAATGTCCGGACACCCTTATGGTGGTAAGGCTACTACTAAGCTGAACAACGTAGGCTTCTCCTTTGTGATGGGACATCAGCAAGGGCTTGATATGGCTATGAAGCACCTTGGCAATGGTAAGACCTTACGAGGACTTGTAGCAGGTAGTTTCTATCAGCACTTTGAGGACTACAAAGGGCATCAAGCTAATGACCATTGGCAAGGCTGTTTGATGTTGCATGAGGTGAGTGGTGGGGACTACTGCTTAATGGAGTTGTCTATGAACTATCTTATGAAGGAGTGGTTGTGATGAAAGTAACTAAAGAGAAGTATGGTAATAAAGCTACATTGAAGTTTAAAGATGAGTATTGTGATATCTCTTGTGATGAGTATTGGGAGATGTGCCTTGAACTGTATGAGAAGATAACCTATGTAAACGATACAGATATTATTGTACATACTACCAGAGATATCCCTAGCAGACACTTCCAGTTTAGGAGTGATGTGTGATGGATATCTACGGTAAGCCTTTAAAGTATTGGCTAGAGTTAGAGTACCGAGCTAAAGAGAATACGGCGAATTGGATGAGAACAGAAAATCTTATAATTGAGATTGCGACCCTCAGAGCTAAAGTGTCTTTTTATGAGGACAGGTTAGAACAGATGGTAGAGTTTAAGGGGAATTTTAAATGAGATACCAGAGGTGTACTTCTTTCGACAGTGGCTATTGTTACAACATAGGGCTACGGAATGGTTTGAACACACCAGGTTGTGTAGTGTATGATAGGTGTGAGGCTTATGAGACTGATAAGCCCTTGGATAGGTCTGATAAGACCCAGACTGAGTCCGAGGACAAAGGACGTATTGACCAGATAGGCCAGAACGGAGGGACAGGAGAGCATTACCTAGTAGAGAGGGTTGCTAAGGTACTAGCAGATGACCCGCAAGATTGGGAGATATATATTGGGGTTGCAGTACGACTAATAGGAATGATTAAAGATGAGTAGTCCAGTAGAATGTGATAGCTGCGGAGCTACCCTAAAGGAACGATTTAAGGGTGATAACCCTCTTGATTGGGAGTGGTATTGCCCTAATGAGGAGTGTACTGGTGTCTTTAGTATTAAAGAGAGGGGTGGAGAAGATGTGGTAAACGAACCTAACCACTACAAGCTGTTCGGTACAGTAGAGGTTATTGATATAATTAAGGAGCTACTTACTGAGGAAGAGTTTAGGGGCTACCTCAAGGGCAACTGCCTAAAGTACCGACTACGAGCTGGTAAGAAGGATAATGTTGAACAGGATATTGCAAAAGCAATGAGGTATGAACAATGGCTGAAGTAACACAACTAAATAAACCAGTACGCACAGCTTGTGCTCTACGGATACTAGCTGATAAGATAGATAAAGGGGAGCAGCCTGATTTCTTCTTGGCTTACTTGAATGAGGATGATACAATTAGCTCTGTATTCAAAGCTACAGATGAACCATTTGTTCTAGTAGGGGTATTGGAGAGCCTCAAGCTGGATATACTTGATGGCAATGTAGAGTGATTAACTACACAAGAGAGATATGTTATGAGTTCATCTGTTCTGATTGTCACATAAGATTCAGCATTGATGTGGATACAATGCCAAAGATAGTGTTCTGCCCTATATGTGGTACACTGCACGCAACTAAATTAGGTAAATGAATATGACTAGAGAAGAAGTGATTGAGAAGGTGACTGCTATCTTCGTTGAGTATGGGGAAGTTCCAGAGGGTTATGACTTCGAGATGTGGACTAAAGAGGATTGGCTGGGATGTAAGACAAAGTGGCGAGATAACCCTGAATGGCAACGTACATGGGAAGAGGTTGTACGGGATTCAATTGAAAATATGGTAGGTAAATGATATGAGTGGATTAAAGAGTAGTTATGAGGAGTTTATCGCCCTTAGCCGTTATGCACGATGGCTACCAGAGGATAACCGTAGAGAAGGATGGGATGAGACTACTGCCCGTTGGGGTAAGTTCTGGACTGAGAAGTTCCCTAAGCACAAGAAAGTAGTTAAGGAGCTACAAGAAGCTATCTATGACACAGAGGTCATGGGCAGTATGCGTACCATGATGACAGCAGGAGAGGCACTAGACAGAGATAACGTAGCTGGGTTTAATTGTAGCTACGTAGCTGTAGACCATCCTCGTGTATTCGATGAGACTATGTATGTACTTATGTGTGGTACAGGGCTAGGCTTTAGTGTTGAGCGTCAATATGTATCTAAACTACCAGAGATTGCGGAGGATTTCTATGAAACAGATACCACCATCCTTGTCAGAGATTCTAAGATTGGATGGGCTAAGGCTTTCAAGGAGCTGGTGTCTCTTCTATACCAAGGACAAGTCCCTAAGTGG